CTGATGCTGAGGCAAAACTGGCCGAGCTGGTTGCTGCTGGCAAGGCGCTAGGGTTGGTGTTGAGCGTTGCGGAGCCGGAGCTGGTGACCACCAAATTCACCGGCAAGTTTCACAGCGCAAAATACGGAGATCGACCAAGCGACTTGGATATGATTTGCGATGGATGCGGCAAGCGGTTCGGACATCACGTTGGGTTTGATTGTCGCCCATAACAACAAGGTGATAGCATGAAAGAATATTTGAAGATGAGTGATGTGTTCAAAGGAGAGTTGTTTATCGACAGTGATTGCGATGATGTAATTGTTGACGATTTATCGCTAACAGTTCTTGAATCATTCTCTGGTTCTGATGTTGCGAAGTTCGCGCTGCACGCCATCAACTCCCACGATGTGCTTGTTGCGGAGGTTGAGCGGTTGCGCGCAATGGTTTCCAGAATGCAGACTTACCTTGACATGGCTGGAGAGTATCCAGAAAAAGGATCTGACAACCCAGTAAGGCAGTGGTTGTTTGACGCGATAGATTGCACAAAGTAATAAAACAAAGCCCCATCAAGGGGCTTTTCTTTTGCTGCTCTCGAAGTCAAAACGGCAGCACGCTCTCACTTACGCACCTGCACCCGATCTTTTCTCCTGGTTGAATGTATTCCCCATCAATAAGACAACCCCTTTCTATATCGAATTCCGTCATGTCGGCTGCAACGTGTGACTTCCTGGGCTCCTTGCCTCCATGTGAGTGGCGCCATCGCCCTTTCTTTATGCCAAGCTCCATTCGCCTTGCTCGAACCGTCACAGCGTTGAGCTTGTTGGACTGGTCACGCGCAATCAGCACAGCCCGCCGCTGGGTGATGCCATATCGGGATTGCAGCTCGGTGGTTATCTCTTGCAGGTCGCGCCCCCGGCTATACCCCCGCATCACGATCCCCTCCACCTCCGTGAAATACTGCTGCGGTATCGACTTGATGAGCGCCACATTCTCCACCACGGACGCCTTGGCCACGTCCTGCATGGCTCGGGTCATCTTGAAGTCAACCGCCCACCCCGCATCCTTGAGCGCATTCTGGAATGAGTTGTCGGTGGCCTTGATGGCGCCGGATGTGAACCGCTTGGCGATGTCGTCAGCCATGTCGTTGAATCTGGCTATCCACCGCTTGGACACCTCGCGCACCCTGGCGGCCATCTCTGCGGCGGGGAGCGCGTCCTCGGCGATCTCGGGCGGCGCCTGCCGGTACTGGGCCGCCAGCCAGTATTCGGCGGAGTTGCTCATCTCCTTGATGAGCCCCTCAAGCGCCTTGCGGTATTTGGCCTCAACTCCACGATTCGAGTGTATGGCGCGGACTGTTTTGGGTTTTTGGGCCATTACTGACCATCCTCACCCGGCAGCACATCCGGATCCGGCATGTCGGGATCTGCGCCCTCATCATCAAACAAATCAGGCTCTACAATCTCCAAGTCACCATCGATGTTATCCCACCCTGAGTCCGGGTCGTCCGAAAGCTGTTGGCGCGCCTCGCTCGGGTCAATGACGCTGTTGGTAATGTAGATTTGCGCCTCTTGCGCCTTGTTGAAACGGATCTCACTCTCCTCCTTCGCGCTGGTCTGCCACAGCGACTTGAACTTGAAGGTGATCGCATCGTCGATCTCGCCCCACTTACTGAGCTGGATGACTTTCAGCATGGTGTCCAGCGGGCTGAAATAGTAAGACTGCTGCACCGAGCTGATGTCGTCATAGAAGGAGCGGATCTCCCCCTCGCTGCTCGCGTTCAGGCCGGACGGGCTGATGCCGGTGAGCTTGATTGCTGGGATCTTTGACACCGAACACATGTGTTCCTGAGACTGGCTTTGCAGGTCCGCCAGTCCTGACAGCGGGGTGTTTACCTGCACGATGTCCTCAGTCTCATTGTCCATCACAGCCAAGCCCAGGTTGCTCTGCATGTTGACGTACATCTCGACGCGATCGAATACGTCACCACCTTCGCCACCATTCAGCACCTGGGCCATGTTGGTCTTGAGGAAGGTGCGGGAGAACTTGTCCACCAGGTCACTGACGGATTGCCGGGTGCGCAGCCAGTTCTCAACGTAGGGCTGTGCCAGCTGGGACATTGAGATCCCAGAGAAGTTGTAGGCAGGCTTGAGCATGTCCGGCAGCGGGCGGGTGATGATGGTCAGCAGGCGCGAGGCGTGCATCTCTCGGCCCAATACCCACCAGGTGCTGGGGTTGTAGAAGTCAGGCGCGGTAGGGTCGAGCGCGTTGTAGGCGCTGGGGCTGGTCCACATCGGCTCTATGTTAGAGAAGCCGGTGAGGCTGCCTTTCTTGATGGTGCGGGGATCCAGTATCAGCGGCACTGAAACGTCAGCCCCTTTGATGTTTATTGAGATCTGGCCGCGACCAAAGAAGCAATCGTGCTCGGCAGCCTTCTGGATGATCCCCATGACGCCGTAATACTCGCAGGCTTCCTCCAGCTCCTTTATCTTGCTGGCCATCTCCTTGGCCTTGGTCCGGTCCTTGCTGGTTATCTCGATCCCCTCGCGGGTGAGCTCGGTACTCAGCGTGGACGCAAAAGCCCGATACTCAGGCCGAGTGGCCAGCGCCGCCAGATTCTGGTATCCGGGGAACGGCTGAATATTGGCAGCATAGAGGCCACCTGCTGCCGAGTTGAGAAACTGGTAGGTCGGGCCACAGAGGGAATCCATGGCCACGGCTGGGGTGGTGCCGGCAGGGACAACGCCAGGCATGAGCTGAGGAGGCGCCCACTTGATGGCAGCGTCACTGGCGCGTCGCTCCATGGACTTCATCACCGCGCGGCGCATGGCGAGCTTGCGGGCCTTCTGCTGCTCCTCGGCGATAGCGGCAGCTGCCGCCTTATCGGCGCTCCCCTGCTTGGTCTTCTTTCTGTCAAATGGCCACATTTTTTCCCCTACTTTGCGCCAAGGATGGTTTCAATGACCCGATGATAGATGCGTGCATCAATATCGTCCATCAACGGTTTAAGCTCGGTTGCTATTTCCAGTTTTCGAGACTTCCAGGCTTTATGGGCCAGCGCTGGATCGGTGAAGTAGCCAAGGTGTTCCTGCCTGCCTAACGGGTGACTGCAACGGGCCTGATACTTGCCGTGCTGCTTGTTGTAGTAAACACCTATCGGGAACTCGCCCCGAGCAGAACCATGGTCGGTAGTCAAGGAGTTGAGCCAACCAGGAACATATATGCAGCGGCCAGGAGAGTAACATCTTGAGTCAGAAAGTAAATCCTTATCTATCTGCCACCCATCAACCTGATTTTCCAACCACCACGACCTGAACGCCATGAACGAGCGCCACTCTTCGATTACCTTTACGTTAGCGTAAGTGGGTCTCATGGAGTGGAACTTTGGATAGTAGCAGCGCTTCAGCATGTTCCTCCACGACCTGTATGCCGGGCAGTCGGTCTGATTGCCATTGACAACGGGCTTGACGGAGTAGTCAGCATCATTGACACCGAACCCGTACACTAATTTCATATAAACCTCAATAAAAAACCCCGCTGCCGCAGGTACGAGCTGCAACAAACGGGGTGTAAGGCCAAGGGCCTTAAGTTGACTCGATCTCGTACATCGCAACTTAAAGCACCTAACGATCTCATTGTGCGAATCCATGCGCCCGATGTCAATCCTGCATCGTGCTTTTTCAAAGGTCGCCCCTATCTTCTGCGCATTTGATGCCGCATGGCGCGGGCCTTGGCTTCTGCCGAGATCTTGATCTTGCCGCGGTTAAGCATCATCTGCTCAAGGCCATAGCGAAGTGAGTCAACAAAGTGGTTAAAATCATCAATAGGCTTGTTTGTTGCCTTGCCATCCTTGATTTCCCAGCTGTAGTTGTTGAACTCGGTCATGAACTCAACAAGATGCGCATTAACCACGATCTGAAATTCACTGATGAAGTCAATCCCCGCGTTTATCGAATCTTTCCCTTTTAGAGCCGCCTCAACCCTTACTCCCTTTGACTTGATGTAATCTATGGACTTTGGCTCGGAGCTGTCCGCAACGGTCTTATGGCGATGAGCAGACAATGCTTTTATGGCCTGTGCTATCTGTGCGTTGGACATGCCCTTTTCATAGAACCCGTCATAGACATAAAGGATCATGTTTTTCAGATCCACATACGTCTGATTGAATGCTGTCGGGTCGTTCGTATAGCCAAAGTCCAAGCCTTGAACGCAATCAAGACCGGCTATCTCCTCCGGCCTGATTAACCTCTGGGTCACGCGGGTGAACACAAGGCCCTCTGCGGTACCCCAGTTTCCAAGCGCGTAGATATTGTAGTACCTGGGGTTTGTTTTTTTCTTGTTCTCCATAACCATCTT